GATGACGGAGATGAGGATGATGAAGATGACGAAGACGAGGACGATGAAGGGGAAGAAGATGAGGAGGAAGAAAGACCAAGAAGATCAATGAATCCAGTAAGAGATGAATTAAATGAAAAGAAGGAGATATTATATCAGTTAAATAGATTACAAGCAAAGGGTTTTAAAATTCCAAATACATTTACATTAAATTCAAATTTGGAGGAAATGAGACAGGAATATAATAAGATATTAAAGGATAAAGATATTGATGCGAGTGTAAGATTTCAGCGAAAGATGTTAATGGCATTTGTGACAGGAACTGAATATTTAAATACGAGATATGACCCATTTAAAATTAAATTGGATGGATGGTCTGAACAGGTTCACGAAAATATAGATGATTTTGATGATATATTTGAGGAATTACATTTGAAATATAAGTCAAAAGGAAAGGCAATGCCTCCTGAATTACGATTATTTATTAGTTTATCAGGAAGTGCATTTATGTTTCATTTAACTTCAAAAATGTTTAAGGAAAGTGCAATACCCGGAGTTGAGGAAGTATTAAAAGCAAATCCGGAATTAATGAAACAATTTCAAAATGCTGCTGCTAAACAATTTATTTATAATAATATAAGTACGCCTAAACCACAAGTAATATCAAATACAAATATGGGAAATAGTAATGGTAATAGTAATAGTAATAGTAATGGTAATGGCGGAGGAGTAAATAGTTTATTTGGTAATTCATCAGGATTATTTGGGATGGTAAATAATTTATTTAGTGGATTAAATAATAGTACTCCAAAACCGCAAGAAATGCAACATAAACAGATTAAACCGGAGAATGATATAAATAATATTATAAATAGTGTTCATAATAAAATTTCATTAAATCATAATGACGATGATTCAAAGATTGAGACTTTATCAATAAGTGATGAAGAAATAACATCAATAATAGAAGATGCCACTGATATTAAAATATTAAAATCATCAACAAGGGGCAGAAAAAATAATTCAAATAGAACATTAAATATTTAACGGGAGGTTTTCTTGATTTTGCTTAATTCTTTAGTGGTTTTTCCAACTAAACTTTTAATAGCACTTATATCATCGCGAATTTTTTTAGGTATTTTTGAGATAGAACCAACAGGATCCCGAATAACACCTTTTAAATCATTGGAACCATCTTCAACATTTTTAACAACATTAAAAATAACACCGAAAACGACTGATATAATTATACCGAGAATGAATAAAATAAATATTAGAACAAATTCAATTATAGAACCAATCATAATTATTTCACGACGAATATCAACAGAACATTTACATTTCTCATTAACTAATCTGCGAGTATATATGAATACTTCATATAGATAATAAATGAAGACTAGAGCAAAAATTAGATCAACGAATTTATTAATAATAACGATATTAACACCGAAATTATCTTTTATAGTTTGTTCTGAAACGAGACCTGTAAATAATAGATATATTATAGCGAATATGGTAAAACCTTTAATAAAATTGATATTAGGAGGTAAAGCACATTTACATCCTTTATTTTCTAAACTGACTATATAAGTATAAATAACGATTAATAAAATAACAGTTATAACAGAATAGAATACTTTGGTAATATAAGATAGTCCAAAATCGGCAGTCATTCAATTCTTTTTATTCTAATTAACTAAAATATTATTTTTATATCTCAAATTTATTTCTATCAATTGGTTTTACATATTTAAGTTTAAGATATTTAAATATATCTTCTTCACTTTTAATTGGAACTGATTTATTAAATCCGTGTTCGCTCAATGATAAGTTAAACATAGTTTTAACATAATGGCGAAGACCGATATTAAAGAGATTAGACCCTGTGAAATACAATAAGGAATAATAATATTCATTGACAGGTGCGACGAGAATATCTAATCGTCTTGCGGGTTTTCCATTTAATTTTACAATACCCATAAATTTATTTTTACCAGAAGCGAGAACATCAATAATATAATCATTATCAATTAATTTTGAAATATATTTTTTAAGATTAAATTTATCATTTTCCATAATAAGTAGGTCAATATCTCCCATAGTTTTATTTCCTCTGCGATATGAACCAACAAAATCAAAAGTTAAATTATTTAAATCCTTTTTCAAAATTTTAAGATGTTCGTTATATTCAATTAAAGGTATTCTTAATTTTAGGTCATCATAATATTTAAGACCTATCTTTTGTTTATCATTTAAAATATTTTTATTTTTTTTAAGTTGTTCTATATTTTGAATACCTTCATTAATAATTTTTTTAGCATTAATAGGTCCAATGCCGTATATATGTAATAGTTCTTGTTTAAAATTATATATTTTATCATTTATAATATTATTTTCAATATATGATATTTTGCCAGTTAAAAAATATTCATAAATTTTCTCTAAAATACCTGCTCCTATTCCTTCAATATTATCTAAATCAGTAATAGATTTTATTTGACCTTGATAGATAAGAATATTATTAATTGCCGATGTATATGCTTTAACTTTATAAATTTCATTATTATAAGTTTCATAATCTTTAATAGTTTCTAATTTTTGTATTAAATCTTCTTTATTAAATAATTTCTCATTTTTGCTAGTAGTAGTAATAAAATCTTTATCTTTATTAATAATATTATCAATATAATTAATTTTACCTGTATTTTTTAATTCATTAATTAATAGAGTTATTGCTTTTCCAATACCTTTAATTTCTTTTAAATCTTTCATTTCTTTAATTTCATTATCAAAATGTTTAATATTTAGGATGGCATTGATATATGCCTTACCTTTATCTAAATTATTATTAAAAATTTCATAATTACGAATAATTTCTAAATGTTTAATAATAGATTGTTTATCAAATTTAATATTTTTATTAGCGGTCTTTGGTGCTAATAATGATTTTGAATATTTTTCATCCTTCTTTATTATGTTTTCTATATAAGGAATATTTCCATCTTTCTTTAAATAAGAAATCATAGAAAGGATTGTTTTTCCAATTCCATCAATTTTCTTTAAATCCTTTAAATCATTAATATCAAATGGTGAATCGTGTAAATTTGCGATTACTTTATTATAAGCTTTAACTTTAAGAAGTTCATTATTATAAATTTCATAATCGCGAATAATTTCAAGATTTTTAATAATTATTTTTTTATTAAATGGTTGATGATTATCAACTTTATTAATAAAATCCTTTATATATGATATTTCATTAGTTTTTTTGAGTTCTCTCATAAAATCTTTAATATCTTTTGTTAGACCTTTAATATTATCTAAGTCTTTAAGATAATTAACTTCATATGGATATGCAATAAGATTTTTAAGAAATGATGAATATTTTTTTGATTTATCTTGATTAGTTTCATATGATATAATCAAATTCATATTTTTAATAATATTATCTTTTGTCAAATATTTCATATTATTATTTGAAAAGATAATAAAGAAAAAAAAGAATAAAAAAAAATTATTTATATTTATCAATAATATTTGATATTTTAAATTTCGTTGAATTGTCAAGGTCATTACAGATAATAGCAGATATATTATTAATATATATCTGTTTAGGTATAAAATCAATAATAATTGCTAATTCATCTAATAAAAGTTCTATAATATGTTTATAATTTGATTGTGGAAGATAAAAATCAAGGTCTTTAAAGATACTATTAATGATAATATCAATAATATCTAATTTAGATATTTTTTTTAATATAATACATAATGCTTTAATCATAGATAAAGATTTTTTCTTAATTTTGATATATTCGCAATAAGTATCATATTTATCTTCATCAAATATTAATTTATATTCAATTAAAAGTTCTTCAGGCAACCATTCTTTTTTATCAATATAATTATTATAAAATTTAGTAATATTATCAGTTATATAATTTTCTTCAAATAGATATAGAACATCAATATAAATAATATTATTTGAAGATTTAATAAAATTAATAAGAACATCAAATAATGAATTAAAAATATCTTTATTAACTTGTGAAATAAATGTTGAAATTTTATTATAAATAACTTCTTTATTCACATCAGTTAATTTATTTAAATAACTAATAAATTCTTTTTTACATTTAGCATCATCGCTAAAATCTATATAAATAATATGAGGTCGTGATTTTACTATTTTTTTATTGGATGCAATTATTTTCTTTTTTTCCCATAAACTTCTAGCATCATATGTTGATATAAAGCAGTTATAATTATTAATTAAATCATTTGCTTTATTAACAATATTATCTGAAATGATGATATTAGTTGAATTAAAATCATTAAGACATTTTCTAAATACATCATAATTGATTTTAACTAATCCAATTTCTTCGTTTTCAGTTGTTGTCATATATAAATAAATAAAAGAATAATATCTTTATATTATTATTTTCATTCATCGGTAATATCAGTTATTTCAATTGAATTATCAAATACTATTATTCTATCTGCTAATTGATTTTTAGTTCCTTCAGTTGATATTTTTCTATCTTCGCATTTACTTTTTAATTTATCTAAACTTAATTTCATTAATGCCTTTTTTGTTGCTAGTCCTCCGCCACCAGTAGTTCCACTTATAACAGATTCTTTATCATCAATATCTTTCTTTAAATCAAATATTTCATTAACAATTTGGACTTCATTTGTATCAATTGGGTCTATTATAGATGGTTTTTCGGTAGGATTGGAAGTATCGGGGGGAGAAGAATCAAAATTACAGGATGATTTATCTTTAAAACTGCATGTATTATTATCATCGGTAAAAATTTCATTCATAATAATTTCTGCAGTTTTTAGGATATTGGAGGTTGGTTGATTTGAATAAACATTAGGATTATTATATTCAATTTCTAATTTACTTAATTTATTTGTTAGAAGATAAATAGATTGTTCTAAATATAGATATTTATATGATAGAAAAAATATAAAAACCAGCATTACAATAACACTAAAATATAATATGATATTTTGAATGGAGAATAATTTAAATAATTGCATTTCTTAAATTCAGGTTATATAATTTGTTTTTCATTTCAATCGCACTATTAATAATATTTTTATTAAATTTATTTTTTTCTAATAATTCAATTGCTATAATTTGTTTTGACCCACCTCTATTAATTTTATAATTGAAATCATATGTTTTAGTATTCTCATTAAATGTAGCATTAACATTAAGATTTATAAATAATGATTTATATTTATCTTCTAATTCAATAAGATTATGGAAATGTGTTGTTATTATTAATGTCATTCCTTTAATATTTGCCAAATATTCGGCAACTGAAAATGCGACTGCGACTCCTTCTATTGGAGGCGTTGAATGCATTGGTTCATCCATTAAAAACAGACCTCTTTTATTTTTCTTAAATAAATCATCGGCAATATTTATCATATTATTACAATATTCAGTTTCTGCTTCAAAATATGATTTACTACCTACTTCATCACTTACACGCATAAATGAAGTTATAGCATCATATAAATAAATATTACCTTTAATAGCATTAATAACTCCTAATGTTTGAGCTAAAATGATATTAATAGTAATTGATTTAACATAAGTTGTTTTACCGCCTGCATTAACGCCAGTAATAATAATATTTTTAGATAAATTGACAGGATTTGAGATTTGGGTTGATGGTAATAGTGGATTATTAACATTCCAAATTTTAGAATTAGTATTATCATAAGATGGAAGACACCACGAAGAGGTATATTTTAATTTAGTGATACAATCAATAATATCAATAGTATAAATAATTTTAAGAAGAGTAATAATATCTTGTTTATAATTATCATTTTTCCATAATTTATAGATAGTAGAGACATCATTATTTAATGAAGATAATCTATTAATACTATTATTAATATCAGTTTCAGGAATTAAATATAGGAAATATGGTTTCCATAAATCTTTTGTTTGTTTGATAATAGTTATTGAAGTTTTAATAAATTCAATTAATCCATTTAATTTATTTAATAATCTTTCTCTTGTTTTATAAATGATATATGACATATAGAAAGATTGATACATACTATAGATATAAATGGATATATAGGCAAATAGGGTTATTATTTTTGTAATATCTGCTTTAATATTTCCAGAAAATTTAAATAATAATTTTAATGCTTGGCAGATAAAATTTATATATTGAGAGAATGAAATATTAAGTTTCAAATAATTATTAATATAATAATATGGTGAATAAACGATAGAAATAGGATAAAATAAACATAATAAGGGTATTATAACTATTTTATAAAAATGATAGGTATTTAAAATATAACTACTGTAATTAATATTATTGATAATAATCGTGGATGGATATAAGAGATTTATTGCCATATCTTCATCAATTTCTTTTTTTAATGTCATAATCCATAATAATTCTTTTTCATTATTTTTGAGTATTTCTAATTGATATTTAGGGATAATATAATTTGCTTTTTGTCTATTTAATAATATATTTTTATCATTGATAGGTGTTTTTATTAATTTATCAATTAATTTCATACCACCCATAGTTGATGGTTTAGTTTTAATCCATTCATCAATATTAGTATCAGTATAAACATTATCACTAATAATAATTTTATTTTTATCATAATTATTTTTTAAAATTTCATCTAATAATATATTAGCGGTTTTAGTAGGTATATCAAAAAAAACATTTAAATCATCAACATTCATTTTTATATTTATTTATAATTACAAATAAATATGTAAATAAAATTCACATTATAAAAAATGAATATAAATATATAAAATCTTATTATAATAATTATGGATTTTATTATTATTATTCACGATAATATCATTTATAAGATATATAAGGAACCATATGAAACAGATGAGAATACATATATTAGAGCGTGGTTTATAATTAAAAACAATGATGGAAATACAGATATAGATACGATTATATCTCGTTCAATTATATATTTAAATGAAAATAAAAATAATATGAAATATTAAATTTTTTTAATCTTCTTCTTCTTGAAATCGTTTTGAAGATTTTTTATCATTTGTAAATAGTCCTACTTCTTTATCTGCTAACATACGAGCACCTAATAATGCTAAGGCGGTTATGAATGGTTCTAGACCAAAACCACCTTTAAGTTGTTTTTTAGGAGCATTATTAGCATTATTATTAGCATTACCACCTTTCATTTGAGGAGTATTACTACACATAGAACAACCACCTTTCATACTATAATAAAAGTTGTTAGGTAGATTAGTACCTCCTGAAAGTCTGCGACGAGCAGCAGCACCACCTTTAACCATTCCAGGGGTATTAGTAGAAACTAATACGGCACCCTCAGAAGAAGAAGTTGCAGAATCGGGAGGGGGAGGTATATATAACATATAATCATTTGGAGTAGAAACAGTTGCATAATCGGCAACAAAACCGCCTTTTCTTAATAATCGTTGTTTATTATTATTCATATCTAATTAATTATAAGATTATTTTCTAATATGCAAAACTATAAAAATAGCAAGTATTGTAGTAAAAAAATTTAATAGTATAATTAGAATAACGAAGGGAATAATATAATATAATAAATAAACTAGGATAGGTTTAATAATTTCAGTTCGTATATCTTCATTCAATATCTCGTTGCGAATAAAATTAATAATAAACTCAATAGCAGTCTTTCTTTGTTGCGTCATTATTATTATATTGATTACCTTAATATTAAACAGAATGAAACATTTATTAAAATTTCCGCAAAAAAAAGCGAAATGTTATATATCATATTTAGACAAACCTATTAAAATTATTTTAGATGAAATTAAGGTTAAAAATTTTATTGGAAATAATATAATTGATTGTTATATTCCAATAGAAAATAATAAAACAGTAATTTCAACGATTGAAGATATTGATATTAATTCATTTGAGACATTAAAGGAAAATCCGGAATGGGTTGAAATGACTAATATAGATAATATATATACAAATTCTTATTCTAAGGATATATCAGGATTAAATGTTTTATTCAATAATAAAACTGAATGTTTTATAAATGGTATAGAACGAGATTTAGAGGATACTATTGAATTATTGAGAGATAATAAGAAAATAAAGGAATCCAATGTAAAAATGGAGATTTCATTTCTTGGATTATTCATATACGACCATTTAATTATTAATAAATGGGTTATAAAAAATATTGACATTGAGGATTTAAGCGATGATATGGATGATTGGAATAGAAATGAAATAGAGGAAGATTGGCATAATGAAATTACTAAATATGAGAATGATATTCAAAATAAAATAGAATATTATAATAATGCTTTATCAAATGCTAAAAATTTATTGGAGGAAATAAAAGAAGAATCGTGTTTTAATAATTGGGAGAAAAAAATATATAAATTAAAAAAATATATTTTAAAATTATAATTTTATCTATATTAATATAATAGATAGATAATAAAATGAATTCAAATAGTTCTTCAATCGTTATTTCATTTTCAATTGCTATATTGTTATTATTAATATTATTACTATTAATTTCATATAATTCTAAATGTAAAATGGATAATATTGAACGATTTGAAACTCAAACAGTGGAAGATATTATGACTGCCGAACATAGACAACCAATCAGATCTGAATCAAGATTTGATAGAGTTGATTTAAATTCTGCCAGTGGTTCTGTTCCAATTGGAAATATATATCCTTCTGATACTTCTTCACCTTCATATGCAGTTGCATCTGGAAATGGTAATTATGAAATACCTGCTCTTCCTAATCCAAATGATATATCAAATATGACTTCTGCTCCACCTCCGCCTCCACAATCAAAACCTCCTTCAAAATCTGTTGAAGAATTTACAAATAATAATACTTGTTTTGATAGAGACCGTTTAACTAGTAGTGATTTATTACCAATGGATGCTGCTAATTCTAAATGGGCTCAAATAAATCCGGCAGGTTCTGGAATGTTAGGCGACCAAAATTTCTTAACTGCCGGTTATCATCTTGGCATAAATACCATAGGACAATCATTAAGAAACGCTAATTTACAATTACGTTCAGAACCTCCTAATCCACAGGTTGCCGTAAGTCCTTGGGGAATATCAACAATAGAACCTGATATTCGCACAACTACATTAGAAATTGGAAGTGCTCCATCCTACTAATCAAATCTAACAAAACATTTTGTATTAATAATATCTTGTTTTGGAATTAGAGAATATTTGCAATTAATTTGTTTTTTATATGAAAATTTAGACATATTTTCATATATATTCTTTTGATTTTGTAAAGCATAAATAATAATTTTATTATTAAATGCCCATTTGAAAAAATTTAATTGTCCTATTGTTGTTTCTATATAATCATCAGTATTTTTTTTATCATCATCACCAATATAAAATGTGATTCTTTCGTGTCTTCTAAAAGCATCAAAATTAAATTTTTTAAAAGATTTTAATTGTGCTCTATAATCCAAATATAGGTTTATTTTCCTATATTTCTCATTTGAATAATTCTCTGGTAAATTATAATAAATATTATCATCACTATCATTAATCCAATAAATAATATTATTATTTTTAGCATATCTTGTAACTAACCAATCAATCATTCTTAATGATAATTCGTGTTTGCCATCAATAATAATTTTTAATGTTGATTTATAATTATTATTTGAATAAAATGATATTAAAGATGATAATAATAATTCCTTTGTTGTATTATTATCTGTCATTACTTAAATTTATAATAATTTCTTTTATATCCATTATTATTTAGTAAATAATATCATATCAAATATTAATGCTATTATTCCCAAACCAACTAATGCCGCAATCCGTAAATCCCATAACAATAAATAATAATTAATTATTATAATTATTATCAATATCCAATAATGTTCGCATAATTCTAATATTTGTTCTGGATATGGAACAGATGGACGTAATCCATAAATTAATAAATAAGCAGATATAATACCTATTATCAAAAATCTCATAAAAATATCTAAATAACTATTCATATTAATCCTATTACATCAACTGAAAATATTATTTTTTCTTTTCCATAATAATATTAGAAAAAATGCTTGAATATGCAATGTTGGATGACGCATATCCAAATATAAATAATCAAATTAAAAAACAATCTAAAAAAAAAGTATATGAAAAATTTGGACCAGATTATACCGATTCTGAATGTTGTTATTATGATAAGCAAGGTATAAAAATGCCCTGTTGTGAAAAATTCTCAAATCCTAATTCTCCCCCTGCTAATACCCCTGCTAATACTCCTGCTAATACCCCTTCTAATATTCCTGCTAATACTCCTGCTAATACTCCTGCTAATACTCCTGCTAATACTTCTGCAAATACTCCTGCTAATATTCCTGCAAGTACTCCTGCAAGTACTGGTGGTAATACTGGTAATATAAAACCAATATATGCTTTTGATAGTTATGATTCAAATACATATATAAATGGATATAATGAGAATGGATTTGATGCTTATGTTAATATTAATTTAAGTAAAAGTAATTCTGTTGAAACTAGTAAAAATAGAAATGGAAATGGAAATGAGAATGGAAAATGTGTTCCATTACAGGTTCCGGAATATCATTTACCGATTGATAAAAAATCAAAGAATGCATTTAATAAGGCGATGGAGACATCTTTAAGTGATATGGGTAAAGTTAATATAGATAAATTTACGATAAGACCATATGATTTTGATGAATATAGTGCATATGCGAATATAATAAATGTAAATACAAATAATAAGGATTCAACACCAGAATATAGGACAACACCATTTTTAGAGGAATATTTAAAAAGTTTGAGAGATAATTTTAAGAAACCGATAAAAGAGCAGGGATTACGATTAGAGGATATAGAACAATTTACGAATTATTCAAAAAATTTAAAAGTTGATATTAATTTATATAATCTATTTTTATTTATGTTTATAGGAATAGTTATAATATTACTATGCGACCAAATAACAAGACTGGCAATAATATTAGCAAATAAAAATATATAAATAAGGATTGTAATCAATAATTTAATAGATGAAGTATTTTACCCATTTAGTATGTTCCGGAAGTGCTATTCGTTCATTATGTTTATTAGGTATATTGAGATATATCTATTTTAATAAATTAGAACATCATATAAAAAATGCTTCAGGAACTTCAATGGGTGCTTTTTTCTGTTTAGCATTTGCATTAAAAATTCCAATTGATAAATTAGAGGAAATCATAATTAAAGCAATTAATAATACGGAGATAAGATATGTTTCATCAGCAAAATTATTAAATTTATTTACAGATTTAGGTATAAATGATTCTAAATTATATTTATCAGGAATTAAAGAATACATTAAAGATAAATATGATATGGATGATATAACATTTATAGAATTATCAAAATTAACTGGTGTTAATGTTTATGTAAGCACGACAAAAATAAATGATGGTAGTAATTTTATATTTAATGTTAATGATACGCCGAATATATCTGTAATAGATGCTATAGCTGCATCAATGTGTATTCCGGTTATTTCAAAACCAGTTAAAATTGAAAATAATTATTATGTTGATGGATGTATTACAAATAATTTACCATTTAATGTATTTGATAATATTAATCATGATGATATTTTATGTGTTGCTGTTTATGTTGAAAATGATTATTATGTAACAGAATTAATAGAATCATCAGAAGATATAAATTTTTTTATGTATTATAAACAAGTTTTTAATATTATATATGCTAATTCTTTACAAACAACTTATATAAAGAGAATACAAACATTTAAAAACCCATTAATAATTAAAAATAGTCATTTTAAAACCTTTTATAATATTGAAATTACAAATAATTCAATTGAATTTAATATTACTCAAAATGATATTGAAAATTTAATATTACAAGGTTTTAAAGATATTACCGAATATATGAAATTATTTGATGATAAAAATAATGATATAAGGGATGATATAAAGGATGATATAAAGGATGATATAAGAGATGATGAGAAATTATTGGAGTAGGAGATGTTTTTTGGAAGATTGGGAAGAAACATCTTCAATTTTCCAGGAAATATAGATAGTATTTTTAGTTGGTAATAAGGATACATATAAACCATTTTTTTGTAAGGATTTTATGATATATGAAACACAATTATTATAATTATATAATGGGAACCCGATAATAATAGGGGGTATATTATAATATAATGATTGTCCGCCTAATTCAGCGATTGTTTTAATTTTTTTATTACAGGCATTTAAAATAATATTAAAAGCTTCATTAACTTTATTATCTTTTTTTTTCTTAATTTCATACAAATCATATAATGAAATTTTTGTATTACTCATTATATTTTATTCAATATAAAAATAATATTATATTTTCTATGTAGTTTTTGTTTTTTCTTCAATAAATTTTATAATATCATTTAATGTTCTATCTCCATTATATTCCTGAGGTTTATCATTTATATCATCTAATATAATTGTTGGAGCTCCTTTAACATTATATAATTTTGCTTCGTCAGCACCTTTTACAGTATCTCCAATATCAATTTTAGTTAATGTAATATTAATACCTTTTGTCTTAACTTCTGCTTTTAATTTCTCCCATTCAGGGTTAAATTGATTACAATATCCGCAATTTTCCATATAGAAGTATTTTAAGGTTGGTGGATTAGTAAATTTCTCAAATTTTTTATAAAAACCACCAGCAAAAATTACAACAATAATTAATAGTAATAATAAACCTAGAACTACCCACATACCAATAGAAGAAGACTCAGAAGATTTAGGATTTTTAGAAGATTTTATTGCAGACCGAGAACTTACTCGTGATTTATAGGAAGATGCCATTTATGTAATATCTAATTAATTATAATATTTTAATTGTTTTATTAGATATATATAAATATAATAAAAATATTAATACTGATGTGAAAATA